TTAAACCGTTGCTTGATTAATTTTCTTATTTCGGTGTCTCCCTCTACGTTTTTCCCGATGGTCATCAAGCCGCAGCTTTGCCACCTCCTCTTCCTCTGGGGTGGTTTCGATGAGCCTGATCTCTCCGGCCCTGAGCTGATCGGAAACCCGGATAATGAGCTGCTTGACGGACGAGCTCGACCGCATGCCTTCCATTTCCGCGATCTCGTGCGGCATGACGCCGAAAAGCTTGTTCAATAGGAACCACTTTTGACCCTTCGGGAGTTTCCCGCTGCGCTCCTCGATCTGCTTTTGGTACTGCGCCAGGCCACGCGACTTCTCGTCCATCAGCTTGAGGATTTCCTGAAGTCGCCTGATTGCGTTGTGATAGGTCTTCCGGGCATTGTCCTTGCTCATCTCGTACTTGACCGAAAGGTCGGCATAAGAAGCCCCGTGAAAGAATCGGTCAACGAAAATGCCGGTCTGCTTCAGGTTCGGGGTGAACCCCGCAAAGGGGTTTTCATTCTCCGTGCTGAATGCCTTGGGATATTCGGCAGCGGTCTTGCCGTCATCCTGGGAAAGATCGGATTCCACCACCTCCCTTGACCGGGAAAATAAAATGGTGGTGGTCTGCCCGGTTTCCGGGTCTGTGTAGCTCTTCTCGAAAACGGCGAGATTATCCCGCCGCAGGTATTCCGCCACGGGATAGCAGGGAACCCGGCAGCTTTTGAAGTGGGAGCACTTCGGGCAAACCTCATGAGCGCTCATCATCGGAACCTCTTGATTGAAGGAACGGAAAGCCAAGGCCGCAGCATCGCTAAAGCCCTCTCCGAGTATCGTTCCGCTTTCTTTCGCTCGGGGAACTTGGCGGACAGAAGCCCGCCTATGCTCACGCTCTCGGCCTGCTGGCCGTCCAGGTCGCGGACCAGCTCATGAAGGGCTTGTTCGCATTGAGCTTGCCCCAAGGCTTTCAATAGCGCGGCTTGGCGGTCGGTAATGTCCAGGTCCGTTAGATCAAGAGTCAGCTCGGAGAGAGACCGGAAGGCCGTTCGAAGCGCTGCTTCCTGATCCAGGGAATCCAGTCTCAACCATTGGTCGGCGTTGAGACGGCCTTCAAAATAGGTTTCGGCGTCCTCCAGGCTGACCCAACTTTCATAATTTTCATCGGGATAGACCGCCAGGGACTCGGACTCTTCAACCTCGTCGTCATAATAAATGGTGGTGGTCGTCGTTGCCATTTTAGGTTAGCTCCTCAAGTTCCTTGATCGTTCTGAGCCTGCCCCCGTAATAGAGGGAGTTCATTTCAAGCTTTCCCGATTTGACCAGCTCGAAGCGGGTTTTGCCGAGAGCCTCACGGGCGAAGGCCCGGTCTTTGGGGTCTGAGCTTTCCACCATGCTGGTCATCCAGTCGTTATAGGTGGTCTTCCAGGGGATAAGCTCGGTCTCGAACCCCTCATAAGTGGTGCTTGTTGTTCCGTCCTTGTGGTGAATCGTCCGGGGCTTGGTGTCCTTCCGGGTGACCCGCTTTGCTTTCTCAAGCCCGTAGATTTCCATGGACTTGAAAACAGGGAACAGCCGACAACGGCAATTTGCGTGAAGGGGTGGCTTCTGCGCCTGGGCTTCCTTGATGTCGAAAACCTGAAGGTCAAGCCCACGGCATAGGGGACAGGTCCGCCGATCAAGCTCGGCCACAAACATGACCTTGGGGATTCGCTCCCGGTAATATTCAAGCTCCGCATAATTCACCGCCTCTTGAAGCGCTGTATTGAGCAGCGTTGAAGCGGAATGCCGGGAGACGTTTAGCGCTTCCTGTAACCGCTTCGCCGTCTTGGTGGGGGATTCATGCAGAACAAGAGATCGGCGGGACTCGGAGATCACCCGGTCAACGGTATTGGATTCAAGCTTCTTCATCCAGTCGTTGAAAAATGATCCTTCGATTTGTGACGATTCAAACCACGCCACCACTTCCTTTTTGGAGAGCTTGGGCACCCCCATGCCCATGGTGAAGGAGACCGGCAAGGATTCAACCACGATCTTGTGAATGATCCCCGGCATGACCTGGGCGAGTTGCACCACTCGGGTTTTGATCCCCTCTCCGATGTCCTTATAAATTTCGTTCAATACCTTTTGCAGCTCTTCCCGCTGCTTTTCGAGATACGCCTTCCGCCGGACGTGGGAAGGGGTTTCCTCCGCTTTGGCGGATAGCAGGAGAAGCTTTCCTTCCACTTCTTCGAGAGCCCCCTCAAGGGTCTTGGTCAGCTCGTCTTTGAAGGCGTTGACGAGCCCCTCAACCCGGTGGGTTAGCTTCATCTGCTCGTTGAAAATGTCGGCCATGGCGTCTTGGGTCTTATGGGAGACCTCCCCGCCGCCCCGGCGGTAAAGGAGCCGAAACCCGCCATGGCGGGAGGGCGGAAGGAGAGGTCTCCCACGGGTTCACGGGTTAAGCGGTCGTGGTCGTGGTCGTTGACCCGTAGGGGTTTTCAATGTAGCGCAATCGCGCCGCCGCTCTCGGGTGGAAAACGGCCATGCCGCAAATCCACTCAATCAGCGTTTGATAGAAGACCCCGACTAACCCAAGGTCTTCAACCTCGATTCCGCCAGACTGAATGCCGGAAACGTACTCGCCCACGCCGAAGCGAACAGCATATATACTGGTGTAATCGCTCGCACCCTCGTCGAAACCAAGGATGTCATTCCCCTCGGCGTCTTCCTCAACCGTGAGCAGAGGTATCCCCGCGTATGCTTGGAGCCGTCGCCCGAATTGATCGTTCACGGTTTCGATGGCCTGCCCCGCCGCCCGCACCTGGGCGTTGAGATAACGCCTCATTGTTTTATTAAGGAAGATGGCATCAGGAGCCCCCACGACGCTATCGATCAATTCGTCAACTGCCGCAAGGAATCCGGTTCCGGTGTAGTCGATCACCTGGGCACCCGTCAGGCGGTTTTCCAGCCCGTCGAACTCGGTCGGGGTTCCGTCGTGATCCCCCTTGAAGAAAGCTCGGGTGAATTCTAGAGCCGCCGCCTTCGCCTTCATGGCGTCATGGATTGCGCGGATGTTGTTGACGTTGCCCTGCATCTTCACAAGGGCTCGGTCAACCTGGGTGATCCCGCCCAACACCATGAGCGATTCCACTTCCTGATTGACAACCCCCTGATCCGGGGTCGGGGTGGAGTTGATCGCCCGGAAGCCGATCCCCGGAAGGGTCTGCTCCTGATTGTAAACGAGCGCCTGCCCCGCAATGTTCATGAAGGGCATGACTTGCAGGACGGGAGAGGTTCGGGCAAAAACTTCAATGACCCCGCGTTTCAATTCGTTTTGGGTCAGCTTCGCAGCTTCCGCTAAAGTGAGATACTCAGCCATGGTTTATTTCTCCTTTTACTTCTTGCCGTAGCCCATGGACATTATGCTTTGAGGGCTTAGGCCGGTTAGGTCTTGGGTTTGTTTGCTGTTTGGCCTCTTTCCACCATCGGGCGGATCGATGGCCTTCACAGAGAAGAGCCCCGCCTTGCTTGCCTTTCTTAGCCATTGAATAAGCTGGGCAGGGGGCAGATCCGGGATTAGATCCCGCTTGTCTTCTGGGATTTCTTCTCGGAGGCTATCCGCCACGGATTGAAGCTCGGCCAATGCTTCCTTTTTCTGCTGGTTCACTTCATCGAAGCGGGATTTCGGAATCATCCGCTCCCGCTGCTCTCCGCCTTTGTCGCTGGCGTTGCGGTCTTGCTCTTTCTGTTCCTGGGCCTTCTGTTCTTCTGTCATCGGGTGTTCCTCCCTTTTTTACGTCTTGGTCAGACGGATTATTGAAATAGCTCCCGCTCTTCCTTGAGCTTGAGCAGGTGAATTATTGCTTCTTCCCTCGTGGTGATATCGGGATTGAGTTCCAAAATTATGTCGGCCTGAGAAATCACGCCCATTGCCAATTTCAAATCCCAAGCCTCAGCGGTCGTCTTTGGGTCCGCCGCCGGGCGGGGGTCTGAAAAATCAATGGCCAGAGTGCATGAGTCGGAAAGTTTCTTGGTGGGGTTGTGGGTGTTCCACACCACTTTCATTAAGGAGAAGAGCTGCTTCTCATAGGTGCGGTATAGGGGCAGGTCATCCGTTCTGGACTCGCTCATTTCCAGCATGTCAACTTGCTTCGCCACTCCCGATTGACGGTCGGAAAGATCGGTGGACATGGAAGCAGCGGAGAGCCCCTGAGAGACGCAAGCCCACTTGACCAGCTTGTCGATTGCGTTGACCACTTCGGAAATTTGGGCTTCCTGGGAGCGGAAACCGATTTCCCCGTTCTCGGGCAGCTCCACAAGGGAGCCGGGGTCAACCCGGAGATTCGCCCCGCCTTGGCTTGCCCCTTTTATAAAGCCGACACCGAATGACTGAGTTGAAAGCAGGTGAAGCAGATCGGTGAGCTTGAGATTGACGGCTTCCTGAATGGCGATGAGGTCGGAGCCGCCGGGAAGCCAAAACGTGGAGCCGGTGGGTGGGTAATCGAAGACCGGCAGGAACGGGAGAACCCCGTAAGGGTTTTCGGCCTGCTCAAGAATGTTGCCGTTGTGATCCAGCCGCCGCCAGCTTGAAGCCGTCCAGTGAGAGAAGGTAACGTCTTCGATCTTCCCCGATGGTCCGTAGTCGGTGATGAGCACTTCGAGGAGCTGCTCGGGCGTGTCCCCGGTAATCACGTCCACAAAATCCCCGGTGAGGATGTCCAGGTCCATGCGGTTGTTCCGCCACACGGGGCGAAGGAGAATCGTCTTCAAGAGTTTGCAGAATCGGGAAGCCTGTTTCATCTTCACGTCCAGCCCGGCCCCCTCAGCAATCTCCTGGTAAAGCTCTTTGTCTTTCTCGCTTCCGCCTTCGATGGTCCGGGCGGGCGGGGTCCGGTAGACCTGGGCAAGCTGGTTGATGATCTTGCGCACAAGGTTAAGGTGACAGCGCACCATGGAAGACGGATCACTGAACAGCTCGGCAAGCTGAGCTTCCAAATATTCCAGTTGCTCGGAGAAGTAGAAGTCAAGCCGCTTGGCGGTCTCCCGCTTGCGGGCGGTATTTGCGAGCGAATAGGCGTCAATCTTCATTTGCTCGAAGACCTGGGGAACCATCGAAGCGAAAAGCATTGCGTCACCTCATTTCATGAAACCTGCATGCGCGTGCACCATTAAGCCGCCTGATACAGCCGGGCACCCTCCCGCCTAACCTTGATTTGAAAAAAATCCTGAAGGGTCAGCTCGGAATCCATGAGCTGTTCCCGGTATGAATGCCACATGGTTTCAACCTGCTTGTAAGCCGGGCAGAAATTCGAACACGTCAGGATCAATTCTCCTGAATCACTCATCAAAAAGCAGTGGTGACGGTTCGGGGACTTGTTCCGGCAGGCGAAGGAGCCCAATACGTATGAGTGAAGGACTGACTCCCGAAGGGAGAAAATCGAATAGGCGAGCGAGTAAACCCGGTCATCCTTGAATTTGGTTTGAGCATGGCCGAAGGAATACTTCCCGTTGGCCTTCAGCGTGTAGGAAAAAGTTGAAAGCTCGCTTGTCAGCTCCCCCATGGTGGCGGGGAAGTGAAGCCGCCCCTCTTTCGCCACGCGATAAAGTTCAGGGAAAATGACATTCTGATTCGACTCATGGGCGTTCAACAGCTCAACCGGAATTTTTTGTTCAAGGCACCAGCTATACAAATCGCCGGTCTCATAATTCTCAAGAATGCAGTTGGTCAGCTTGTAGAGTTGATGAGCTTCGAGAATTGCCTTCTTCACACTGCGCGAAAGATTTGGCGTGATGTTTTTTTGATCCAGCAAATAGAATTCCGGTTCCCCATGTAGGGGGCTTGCCACTTTTGCAACGACTGAAAAAATTGTTGCATCCGTGCCCCCGAGTGATCCGAAGAGATTCTTCGCCCGGTCTAACCCCGCTCCTATTTTATAAGCCCTTCCCTTGACCAGTGCCTTCAACCCCTCGGGGGTGACCGGGATTTGATAGGAGGAATCTTGACACAGCTCGATCACGTCTCGGGTGAAGAGGGCGTTCTTGGCATCGCCCCGCTTGCCTAACAGGTCTCTGTCTGCTTCCGATGGCAAAAGTGATTTGAAGAGCTGCCGGGCTTTTGCTCTGTTTATCCAAGGTGGGGCTTCCGCCTCAAAGGTCGCTAAATCCGCATAGCTCAGGTGGTGGCAGAAGATCCCTTGATCCTCTTCCGCCTGCCGCTGCAAGGCGTGAACATGCCCGTCCGTTGCATCAACATTCGAGTCAATCAGGATCAAGCTTTCTTCGCTGTCCAAAAGCGAAGCCATCATCGCGTTGAATGGCTCAAGATCCCCATGAGAATGAAGGTCACTGACCCAAAGGCAGTTGTAACGATCACCGAAAGCCCCGCTCATCGTGGTGTTTCCGGTCTGAATGACGTTTCCCTTTTTTGGAAGCCGGATTTCATCCGCAAAAAGGTTTTCTTCATTTATGATTCTGAGCAGGGAAGGAGTATTTCGGACGATCTTCTTCAGAAGGTTGAATTGCGTTTTTCTGGAATGGTCATACTGGGTGCCCAAGAGCTGGCATGTCCAGTTCTTGCGGGTGGTAAACAGCCAAAGGATTATCAGGGCATTGATGGTTGACTTGCCGTGCCGTCGCGGCCAAATGGTGAGAGTGAGCGAATGCTTCAACTTGCCTTCGGGGGTTACCGCCAGAATCTGCTTGATGGTTTCAGCTTGAAGGCGTGTCAGCTTGATCGGCTCATAGGTGGACTTGCTGGTGAGCACGCGGGGGCGGTGGAACGAAAACCAAGCACTGAAACCGTAGATCCCCGGCCTTGACTGCAAGACCTTCGGGGAATCCTTGGCGGGAGCAAACTTTCCAGAAGACTTGGATCGGGGTTGAGAGGGATTCGCCATGGCCGTGGGCAATCGTTGCCTTAAAAAGTTCACTGCGCAACCATTGCCGCCGTTGGCAATCCCGCTGTGCAACATGGGCGGGGCGCCCGGAGGTTCAAGGGAGTATGTCGAGAGCCATGCTACATCAAAAATACTTCCCCTGTCAAGCTGTACTCCTATTTTTTCATTTGACGAAGGAAG